ATACCAATTACCGAATGCCAAATCATAGAAAGAGAAACAACATGAGTATCGAAGAGCAGCAACTAAACGAAATGGTGAACGCCATTCAGCAAGTCGTCAACATCGAGGGTGTAAAAGCCCGCAAGGACGTGATCAACATCATCACTAAGGGTGTCGAGAACAAAGAGAACCCAAGCGACATTCTGGTATCAGTATTGGATTGGTGTGGCAATGCGTGATGTAATCGCCTGGATACTGCTGACCATCTCAGCCATCGGAGCCATCTACGCCATTGGGCTAATCATCAGCTACTTCATCCTGCCTAGAGACTTCAACGACCTAGACTTTGACAGTGAACCAGGTTGCGATTGTTACCGGTGCGAACGCCGATGAGTTGCCGGTGTTCATTCCCTTGGGCTGGGCCATGTATTGACTGCAACGAGCGAGCCGATAGGCTCGCGGCCGACCCCATCCATGATGTTTGCTCCAGCGAATGCGACTATGCCTGTGCTGCCAACGACCACTGCAATCGGATCAACGATAACTATTGCTCATGCAAGTCATGCCAGGCACATGACCTTGATGAAGACCCACCAAAGGAAACCGATGAATTGTAGATGCAACAACCCAGAATACTTAGTCATCACTCGGGCCTTGCTCGCTGACTTTGAAGAGAACGCTGCAACAGTTGAAAGAGAGAGCATTGTTGCCTATGTTTCACAACTAGCAATCGAATGGGAAAGACCGGCGGCCATCAACCTACGCAAGACCCTGTTCGAGTTAGCAGACACATTGAAGAACGGTGAGCATAATGGCTGATTGGCATGACACTAAAGCATGGCGTGAAGCCCGAGCCTATGCCAAAACCATACTGGAACCCCGATGTGTTACCTGCCACAAAGAGTTAGAAGGCAACGATTGGACTATCGACCACATCAACGCACCAGCCAATACTGGTGGCTTACCAGATCACTCGATAGATAACCTGCAATCTATGTGCAGAAGCTGCAACGGCCGTAAGCAAGACAAGACCCTGATTAGAACAGAGTGGAGAAACCCGAGATGGTTCGCTTAGGATACAAAGCCCGGCACAGACGTGGCTTCAATTACATCGGCTTTATCGTCGGAGAGTGGCGAACGCTAGTCAACTGGCTTCGATACTTCGCATTTAAAACTAAATAAACCCTAGTAAATGGCTCTCGGTTTTTTCTGAGAGTCGACGTTTCATCCCGCACAAGCACTCGACTTTTTACCGAATAGGCTGGAAGTCTCAATCAAAACAATCAAGAAAGAATCAAATGATGTATGAAACAACCAAGAACTATCTGGCAACCTTGTCGCTAGATGTGGAGTCGCAGGTTCATGCCGACCTGGCACTGGCACTTGCAGCTCGTTACGATGAAAAAGGCGAAACCTCGACGGCCGGTGAACTTCGGAAGACTCTAAACGAACTCAAAGTGATGATTGGTAAGCCTGAGCAAGTAAACCCGCTTCGGGAGTTGCTGAAACGCTAATGCTGTTCCCTGCTCGGTGGACTAAGCCACTATCGGAAGACTTCGAGTCTGATGCCGACCGACTTCTCCAGGTTGTCGACTTGGCTTACCGAGACATGGACAATCCCGAGGGAATCAAGCTCGACGAGTGGCAGCGGTGGTTGCTTCGGGCCATACTGGAGCGTTACCCTGCCGACCACCCAGACCCTTTGCTTGCTGGCAAACTTCGTTATCGTGCCGTGGTCTGTTCTATTCCTAGACAATCGGGTAAGTCGCTAATCGGATCCATACTTGGACTTTGGGGTGTGGCTATGCGTAACGGCCAAACGCTTTCCCTTGCTTCCAACGTGGAGCAGGCAATGGTTATCTACTCCCGAGTCTTGGCAACCATTATGAGCAACGATGAACTGAAGTCAATGTTTCGGAAGACTACGGAACGCCGTGGCATTGTGTCTGCCGATGGTTTGTCTAGGTATGACGTTCGCCCGGCTAAGGAATCGGCTTTGCAGGGTTTGCGAGTGGATACTGTGTTGGCTGACGAGTTGCACATTTGGAAAAAGGGTATGTGGACGGCTGTTGTTCAAGGAACGACCGCTAGCCCTGAGGGAATCATTATTGGTATCACTACTGCTGGTGATGCCACTTCGGAAACGCTTATGGATCTCTACAAACAGGGCGACCGCTCTGTGAATGGCGACCCTGCTCTCGAACGATTTGGTTTCTTCTGTTGGGAAGCACCCGAGGGCTCGGCTATCGACACTGAAGCAATTCTGGCTAGTAACCCTGCCGTCGAGTGCGGCCGTATCCCACTTGACCGAATCATGACCGACTTGGCAACTATCCCCGAACATGAAGCTCGACGTTACCGACTAAACCAATTCATCTCAGGTTCGAGCGAGTCTTGGCTTCCTGCACCGGTGTTTTACAAGTGCCAGGCACAGGGCATTGGTGAGATTGATGGTTGTGTGTTGTCGGTGGATGTTACGGCCACACTTGATCATGCGACGATTAGTGCGGCTAAAAAAGTTGGCGACAAGGTGCAGACCGAGTTAGTTGCAAGCCTTGTGAACCCCACTGAGGGCCGTTTATACGAAATGCTGGTATCTCTTTACCGAAACACTAAAGCGACCGCCATTGTGGTCGATGGTGGCCGTATGCCTAACTTGCAGAAGCGGTTGAAGCAGAATGGTTTGCCTTTGTGGTCTTTATGGTCTAAAGAAGTTGCAGCTGCGGCTTCAACATCGTTTAGCCTCTTCCAACAGGGCTTGATTGAATGGAATGGCACAGACCAGTTGCTTATTGCTCAGGTTCCCCGTGGTGTGGTTCGTTACTCTGGTGAGAACTGGTTCTTGTCTAGGCGTGATTCGTTTGGTGACATTGATGCTGTTACAGCAACATTGATGGCTGTTTATGTGGCAGTGCAACATCAGCCGGCCACGATCGGAGTTTTTTAGACACGCCGAGTTACTTGACATAATGTAAGTGCTAAACATTATCATTGTTAGCGATGGCAAGTATCTGGCAACGCATTTTCCCTAAAACTGAGACTCGGGCAGTAACCCCTGTGATTCCGTCACGCTCTTCGACTTTAGCCACTCCTGAAAGTGCTCTGACACTTACTGCGGTCTGGCGTAGCGTTCAGATACTTGCCACCACCGTTTCTAACCTTGGGCTTATCACCAAACGCTTTGCGACCGGTATGGAAATGGTTGTCGACAACCCTGCGTTCGTAAATAACCCATCGTTGCAAATGAAACGCCACGAATTTATTTATTCGACCGCCACAGACCTAGCCCTTTACGGAAACGCTTTCTGGTATAAATCTTTTGATTCTGCTGGTCGAGTAAACGACGTAATGCAAATACCAGCTTGGCAAGTGTCCATCGAAACCGAAACCGATGCTCTCAACTCTCCTAGACGTTACGTTTACCTAAACGGTGTTTACACTCAGAACCAAATTGAACACTTGCAGCTCTTTCCTAGGGCTGGCTGGCTCAAAGGCCCATCACCGATCCAAACGTGCCAGGAAGACATTGTTGGTGCTTTGGACTTGCGTGATTACCAAGCGAACTGGTTCTCAGCTGGTGGCGTTCCGACCGGTGTCCTAAAAACTGGTAAAGAGATCAGCCCAGACGATGCTCAGACCATCACTAACACTTGGAACACTAAGCAGGCCACACGCCAGATTGCTGTTCTTGGTAACGGTTTTGAGTATCAGCAAATTGCGTTAAAGCCGTCTGAAGCATTGTTTACGGAAGTGTCTGCACAATCGGTTCAGCAAATCGCCAGGTTGTTTGGTATCCCACCACGCAAGTTGGTTACTGGTGTTGACGGAACTAGCGACACTTACTCGAACCTTGTTGACGAAGAGTCTGCGTTCTATCGTGAAACCATTCAGGCTTACACCCGTCCAATTCAGGATGCTTTATCTAACTGTCTACCTCGTGGCTCCCGAGTGGAGTTTATGTGGGAAGACCTTGTTTTGTCCAAGTCTGACCGCCTAAAAATGTGGTCTGATGCTATTGCCGCCGGCATTATCACTCCAGAGTATGCCGCTCAGAAAGAGGGCTTAAATGTCTGAAATTGAAACACGTTCACTCGAGCTGAGACTTGAGAACCTAGAAGAACGCACAATCACTGGTTTGGCTGTTCCTTACAACCAAGATGCCAACATTGGTGGCGTTTACAACGAACGCTTCGCACCCGGTGCGATTGACTCCATCGAAGACGTAAAACTCTTTTATGGCCACGAAACCCCAATCGGTGTTGTTACCGATGGTCGGGAAACCGATGGCGGTTATGAGATCACTGCAAAAGTGTCTGAGACCACTCTCGGCAACGATGTGCTTACGCTTATGCGTGATGGAGCACTAAACAAGTTTTCGGTGGGCTTTGTGCCTGTTTCACAAGAACAGGATGGCTCAACGATTACACGCACCAAGGTTTCTCTCAAAGAAGTCTCGGTCGTGCCTTTTCCTGCTTACGCAGGTGCAAGTATCACCGAAGTGCGAGATGAAGAACGTGAAATCGTTCAGCCTGCCGCACCAACCCCTACCCCTATCAAAGAAAGCGAGTCCGAATTGGAAAACTCCAACATCGAACTTGACGTTCGCTCAGTGCAGGATGAAGTTGCAGAACTTCGCCGAGTTGTTGAGTCGTCTGTCTCCCCAGTAGCCCCATCGGCTCCTGACTACATGAACTACCGCTCATTCGGCGAATACGCTCAGGCGTTCGCTAAGGGTGAGCCTGCTGCAATCGAATTGGCTCGTGCCGCTTCGACTTCGGCAGACACCTACGCCGCTCCTGGCTACATTGGTTACATCAACAAGCTCATCCAAAGCAACCGCCCATCATGGAACGTATGGAGCACTTCGGTTCTTCCTGCTACCGGTATGACTGTTGAGTATGCTGCCATCACCGCTAACACCCTAGCCGTTGGCCAGCAAGACCCAGAGAACGAAGCACTTTCGTTCGGTAACCTAACCATCGACAGCATTTCAACCGCTGTTGACACCTACGGCGGTTACACCACTGTCTCGAAGCAGGCTCTGCTTCGTGGCTCGGTTGACTACGCAGGTATTGCATTCGATGCACTAGCAGTTGCTTACGCTAACGCAACCAACACTGCAGCCAAGGCAAAGATTGCTGCCCTTGACTTCACTGGCAAGGTTATGGATCTAGACGGCGGAACTGCAACGTCAGTTATCGAGGGTCTAATCGATGGTGTGAAATACATCAAGGCTAACTCTGGTCTAAACGCCGAGTTTATTCTTTGTGGCCCTGCTGCTTACAAATACTTCATGAAGATTGCCGACACTGCTGGCCGTCCAATCGTGAACGTAAACAACGACGGTTCAAACACCTTTGCTACCGCCAACAACGACCTAACCGGTTCAATCTGGGGCATCCCAGTAGTTGTTGACCCAACCCTAGGCGACACCCTGGCTTACCTTGCAAACTCTCGTGCATTGCTAACCATGGAGTCAAACGGCTCGGGAACTCGCCTAACCGCTCAGGATGTTTCGACCTTGACCGACACGCTATCTCTATACGGCTTCGCAGCTATCGCTGTTCCGTTCGAGTCTGCAATCGTCAAGCTAGACTTCACCGCTTAGTCCGACTAATGGCTGTAACGATAGAAGAGTTTCGTGCCTACATTGGCACGGATGAGACAAGCGACTTTGTTTCTGAATGCTTGACCGCTGGTCTTGCTTTGGTTACCAAGTTTGTTGGAACGGCGACTGTGCCTAGCACAATCCTGGACAACGCAACTCTCATGGCTTCAAGCGAACTCTTCTATCGTCGCCAGTCGCCCCAAGGTGTTACCCAATTTGCGTCAATGGATGGAAACCCTATCCGTGCCGCTAAAGACCCTATGAACGCCGCTAGGGAACTCCTACGGCCATACACGTCTTACGGGTGCTAAATGCCTGTAAACGAGATCACTGCGTCCAAGGCAGAATACGCTCTTGCGTTGACTGCTCTTGGTCTGCGGGTTTCGGCTTACATTCCTGAACGAGTAGTGCCACCAACAGTTATTATTGGGCCAGGTTCACCATACCTAACCCCGGTAACAGTTGACGGCGAATACCTAATGAACCTTGAACTCATGGTTATTTCAGCAACAGCTGTAAACGTGAAGTCAACGGAACTTTTAGACCTAGCGATTGAGACCATTCTCAACGGCAACCCGGGCTACGCTCACGTTTCAAGTGTGGGCCAACCATACGCTTTACAAACCAACAACGCAGAGTTTCTTGCAGCTAACATTTCTGTAGATCTCCGCATAACCCTTTAAGGACACAAAATGGCTATTGCTATCCCAAGAGTGATCGCAAGAAACATCACTCTAACCATCGACGGTGTTGACTACGCTCCACAGGTAAACATGGTTGAACTAACTTTGGGCGACGCTCCTGGTGGCGTTCAGGCGTTCACTGAAGTCCGTCCAGACGGCGAGTGGGCGATGCAAATCGACGCTTACTACTCACAAGACGGCGACTCACTAAACCGTTTGCTATTCAACGAGTTTGGTAACGAAATTCCATTCATCATCAACCCAGGCGGCGGAACCATTGGTGCAGACAACCCTGCATACACCGGCACCCTGATTGTGAACGAACTACCACCACTATCGCTAACTTCCAACGAAGAAGTTTCATTCTCGGTTACCTTGCGAGTAAAGAACACTGGTCTAGATGTAGCCAGCAAACTTTACTACGGCCTAACCATCGACATCACTCCGTAATCGGCTAAGGCGTTCCCATGGCCTATAAGCCAAAAGCAAATGAACGAGCCATTGAAATAGATGGTTTGCCACAATTGTTTGCAGCTCTAAAGAAATTGGGAACGCCGGTCGAGGCCATAACTGAAGCAAACCGTGCAGCAGGTATGCCAGTAGTGCAAACTGCTAGAAACATTGTGCCTGTAAAGTCTGGTGCTTTGCGTAACTCTATCCGAATGAACCGGGCCACCACTAACGTAAAAGTTATGGCTGGTTACAAACGAGTGCCATACGCTAACCCGATCCACTGGGGATGGTTCGTGGACAAAAAAACTGGTGTTAGAAGAAACATCAAACCTAATCCGTTTCTTGCAAAAGCACTTGGATACAATAGGGATGAAATCTTAAAAAACTACACCAATCAGATTCAAAAACTTATTAAGGGTTTAGAACCTACACCTACACAGAAAAAAGGAAAATAAATGAACTTCGACGACATTCCAATCAAAGACATTGAGCAAGTTGAAATCGAGACCGGCTACATGATTGAAGACCTGTTCAAGGGCGACAACAAGTCTCCGTATCGCAAACGTGCCATTGCTTTTCTTTCAGCTCGTAGCCAGGGTGTTCAGGTTACTTGGGAAGAGATGGGCAATAAGACCGTTTTGGAACTTACGGTGATGATGGGTGCTGACGAAGAAGACCCAAAAGAGTAATACGGAGTAAGCAAGCGAAACGGATGGCCAACTTTTGTATCCAGTTTCAGCAAACTCCGGCAACGTATTACTCGCTAACAGTTAGTGAAGTGGCAGCCTTTTGGGATGCTGTAACACCTAAAACAGACTTGACAGGATTGATCTAATGGCTAAACCCAGCCTTATTGCCGAAGTAACCATTACGGGGACTTACAAAAACCTAAGCAAGTCCACTCGTGGTGCGACTAAAGAACTAAACATCTTTGAGAAGAACGCTAAGAAGATTAGCGGTGCGATAAGTGCTGCGTTTGCTGGTATCGCTTTGGCTGGTATCACCATGCTTACCGACGCTTTGTTTGACATGGCTAAAGCAGCTGCTGAAGACCGCAAGTCGATGGCCCTGCTAAACAAGACTCTTAAAAACAACTGGGGGGCTACTGAGCAGACCACTAAAGCAGTGGATGATTACATCACCAGCGTTAGTTATTTGACGGGCATCGTCGACGACGACCTCCGTCCATCTTTTGCTAAGGTCGCCAGACAAGTTGGCAATTTAGAGGATGCTCAAAAGGCATACAACAGAGTGCTAAACATTGCCGCTGGTGAAAACAAAGATGTAAACACCGTTGCTCAGGCTTATTCAAAGTATCTTGCTGGCAATAAAACAGCGTTGGAGCGTATGATTCCAGCACTAAAGAACACCGGTAACGATTTGGCTTATATTGACAATCGTTATGCGGGCCTAGCCGAGACGGCTGGCAACAACGATCCATTTGCCAAAATCAATGTTGCACTTGGTGAGTTTCAGGAAAAGATTGGCACAGCTCTATTGCCATTAGTTGATAAGTTGTCGGCCTGGCTAACTTCGGATGAAGCGACAAAACAAATGGATAAGTTTGCAACTGCTGTTGGCGACATGTTTAGTTACTTTCAAAGTCCTGCTGGCCAGACCGCTATGCAAGAATTTTTAGATAAAGTTTTGAGTATTGCTGATGCAATAAATGGTTTGATTGAAAATGTAGACAAATTGCAACCGCTTTTCAAAGGGATTGATTTTGTTGCAGAAAAACTAAACCCTTTTAGTGGTGTTACAGGTTTGGCTGCACAATACATACCAGGTGTTGCAGAAATGGTGGGAACAAGAACAAGCACTACTGCACCTGTTTACATCACAGTCAACGCACCATCAGTAAACGCTCAGGACGTTATCAAATCCTTGCAGGGTTCAGCACGTTCTAAGGGTGTTAGTTTGCAGAGTTTGCTCCGCTAATGCCTACACGTTCTAGAACTTATTTACCTACTGATTGGCAGGTTTGGACTTACACACCTGTTGCCGGTAAGTTTCGCCTGGACTTCTCAGTGCTGAACGGAACAGACGTTCTGGGTGCTGTGGGCAATGTTGGTTCACTTGAAGTCTTAGACCTAGCAATAACTAACATTCAAATTGACGACGGCCAACGACCAGAGCAAGGTGTTTTCTTTACTTTTGCACCTGCGACAATGTCTTTGTCTGCTCAGATTGTTGAATGGTCTGACTCTTTGGTAAAAGAGCTTTACAACGGTAAACAAATCTTTTTGACGTTGAAAAATGAAGCCAGCACTAACCACAGCACTTTTGGTAAAAATACTGTTTTCTTTATTGGACAAATCGATAATTTAGACATCAATGTTGATCCAATCAACCTGGTAACTAATTTGACGATTTCGGCTACCGATGTTTCGGGTGCTGCAGTAAACGTTCCTATTACTGTTACTAAAAGTGTTTCCAAAGGTGTCGCCATTGAAGCAGGTTTTGTTGCTGCTCAAACAGCCGGCCAGATTTCACAATATTTAGACTTTGACTTGTTTGCCATTCTTGGAACCAGCTGGGAATTTGGTGGAACTTACACAACTACTTTTGGTGAATTGATGACCGAATACATTCAAGGCGAAGTTGCTGAAGCCGGCGGTTTCTTTTACCAATACAAATCAGGGCCAACTGTTTACCTAAACCGAAGTCTTTATGGCCGCACTGTTTCAGCAAACTCTGAACTTGGCCGACTAATACCTGACGACATAACTACCAACATTATCTTCGGACAAGACGGTGCTAACCTACCAACCGCTTTTGACTTGTCTAATTCTTCAGCAAGTTACTCATACGGAACTGTTAGTGCCAGCATTTTAGGCAACCCAACAATTTACACAGCAACTTTAGATGTTCCAACATTGGCTTTAGAAACCATAGCCGACAAAATCTCCGAGTATACCCAGAAGATTCAGCCAACAGAAGTTACTGTAAGAACAGCAAGAAGTTACCAAGAAATTGTTTTTGATAACCCTGCTGGCGGTGGTTCAGAGTATTTTTATCCTGTGAACTTTTACTTCAACGCTGAAGAAGTCAAAACAACACCAGCATTCACTGGCGGAACTTACTACCACACGATCGTTGGCACCAGCCACACAATCACGCCAGACGATTGGCAAACAACGTATCAACTATGGAAAGGCTTATAAATGTCGGGCAGATTCTCATTCACAGCAGGCAACACACTTACAGCTGCACAACTAAACACCAACATCATGGACGGTGTTCTTTACAAGACACAGGTTGGAACTTCAACCGTTTCACTCACCAGCAACGCATCTTGGTCTTATGGTGCGGTAAACGTAACAAATCTATCCGGGTTCACAGTTAACCCTTACGTTGTAGCCACAGCCGAAGCCACAACCACAACCACACCAGTCGTAACCCACGTCAACGTAACCAGCACAACCGCCATGACCGTTTACATGTTCCGAGTTGGTGCATCAACCGCATCGACCACCGTTCGTTGGTTAGCCATGCAAGCCACATCATCAACCGCCGCAGGAAGTTAATATGAAACTAATCAAAGCCACTTGCCAAACCCAAGGATGTTCTTACAAAGGAAAAACATCCGAGTTTATTTCCGATGTCGAACTTACCCAGTGTGCTGAGTGCGGCAACATCATTACCGATTTAGTTATCGAAGAAGTAGCCAATGGATCAGCCGAAGAGACCGAGTAGCCAAACAGCTCTACTTCTTCAACTCGTTCAAGACGTAGCAGACATCAAAGCCGGTATCACATCAGTAGCCGACCACGAAACTCGTATCCGTGAACTTGAAAAAGCCCGATGGTCGAGTGCCTGGCTAACAGGCTTACTTAGTGCAGGTGTGTCGTCCGTTATCGTCGCAATCATTATCAAATCAGTAGGAGCGTAATGCCAACTCGTAAAGAAGCCCTAGCCACCATGCGTTCAATGGTTGGCAAAGCCAGAAAAGAACTGCCGTGGCTAAAGAAGAACCCGAAACTCGGTGATTGTGCCGCAGGTTATTCCTATGTTGCCAATGGCAAAATGACTAAATACATTTGGGTCTCCGAGCTTGTGGGCCTGATGAAGAAGAATGGCACTTGGCGTAAGGGTAAGCCACAACCTGGCGATGCAGTTATTTATGATTGGAATGGCGATGGTGGTTGCGATCACGTTGCGATGTTTCACTCGGTTGCCAAGAATGGTTTGTGGATTGCGTTTGGTGCTAATCAGGGCAAAACAAAGCAAGTAACCAAGTTGATGACCGGCAAGGGTGTCATTCTTGGCTGGGGAACTCCGTTCAAGTTTGCTGAACCTGTGGCCAAAGAATCTGTTGTCGCACCGGCTACCGAAGTTGAAACACCTTTTACTGAAATGCCGTTGGCTCCAGAACACTACGAAGCCCCAGAAAGCCCTGTAAGCCCCGTAGAAGCCCCGACACCTGTCCAGAGTGTGATTGTGCCACCTAAAGCCTTTCAACCGCTCAGCAGGGGTTCTAAGGGTTCAAATGTGAAGAAGTTGCAGACCGCTCTCAAAGTTACAGCTGACGGCGACTTCGGCCCGATAACTGAAAAAGCAGTAAAGGCTTACCAAACTAAAAAAGGCATCGTCGTTGATGGTGTCGTAAACGAATCAACCTGGAAGAGACTTGGACTATGAAAAAACACATCAAACGTGCACTAAGAGTATTGGCGTTCGCCGTTGGCTCGGGCATCGTATTTATTGCCGCAGGATCCGTTGGTGGCATGTCGCCATTCGATGCAGCTCTTATCGGTGCAACTGGAGCAATCATGGTGATCGCTGTTGCTATCTTGTTTGAGTATGCCGGTAAGGGTGGCGTATCGGATGAAGCATTCGATGAAGCGATCAACACTGGTATCCAGAAAGTGAAAGCCGACACGGAAAAAAAGAAGTAAGCGGTTAGGCTGCTGAACTGGTAATGGTCGTCCGGACGGTCGGCTCGATGCCAGGCGACACGGAGAAAAAGAAATAATTGGCATAATGTCAAAATAGTTTGCTACACTGCCTACTAACAAGTCCCTCCGCTTGTTAGATGGGGAAGCCGGACACCTACCCCCATCGGTGTCTGGTTTCTTCATTTCCACCGCAATCGCAAAGGAAACATAATGGCATTTAATTTAGCCGATTACCAAACCGTTCAAGAACGTATCGAAATCTTCTGGAGACTTTACCCAGACGGTCGTATCTTCAACGACATTGTTCTCACCAACGAAACTGAAGTGATCATCAAATGCTCGGTGTGGAAGAACGCTAACCAGCAACTACCTGACGTTACAGACTTCGCTCAGGAACCAATTACTAAGACCGGTATCAACGCCACATCGGCTGTTGAGAACTGTGCCACGTCTGCTACTGGTCGAGCATTGTCGTTACTTGGTGGCGAACTATCACCATCGAAGAAACGTGCTTCGAGTGCGGAAATGTCTAAGCGTGGTCGGGTTCTCCTGGCACAGGCTCAGACCGCATTTGAAAAAGAAGACTTAGATGAATTGCGTGAGCTCTTTACGGAATCTAAAGAATCGTCTGTTGATCCTGTAATCGTTACTCAAATTCGAACCCTTGGTGGGCAGTTGGCTCAGAGAATGAAGAACCCCACCATCGGAAAGGAAGAAACGATAGTGGGGCAGCCTAACGGCTCGGCCACCGCAACAGAAGCCGTCTAAGGGGAATCTTACTATGTCTACTGTTGAAATGACCGCTGTTCTGCACCATTCGCAGGCTACTGGCTCAACCAAACTTGTTTTGATGGGTATCGCTTACCACATGGGTAAAGATGGTTTGAATGGTTGTTGGCCGGCTCAGGGCACTTTGGCTGAGTATGCGAACATCTCGGTTCGTCAAGTTCGCCGGGCCATCGATAACTTAGTCAACTTAGGCGAGTTAGAAGTGATTACTCATGGTGCTTGGGCGAAAGGTTCAGCTGCACAAACCAATGTTTATTACCTGGCTGATTTGTGTCCGGATACTTGCGATGGATCTCTAAATCATCGTCGTTCGGTGCGGACATTTATGGTATCAAGTGCGGACATCTACGGCACATAGTGCGGACATCCATGACCAAAGGTGCGGACATAGGTGTCCTATAAACTATAAAGGAACTATAAATGAACTGTTAAGAAATACTTAATAGGGAAATTACAAGAAAAGGAAACAACAAAATGGCAGCAAAGATTACAGTGGCCGGCACTCTCCAGGTAAGCAAAACAGGATCCACATCAGTAGTTACTCTTTGGGACAAGTCTTACAACGAGAAATTGCAGAAAGACATCAAACAGGCTTACAAGCTGTGGATGAATGTTCCAGGTGAATGGACGGAAGGGACGTTTGTTGAAGTAACAGGCACACTCAGTGTTCGACCATCAACCAACATTGACGGCACACTACGCACCTACGTTGATTCAAAAGGAAACACAGTAACGGCTCACGATCTGAACGTGAACGATGTTGAAGTTATCCGAGTAGACATCAAGACCGGTTCAGACACAACTGGTATCGACATGGACGATGTTCGCAAATACGGCACACCACTCCAGCAAACCATCATGGACGACCAACCGTTCTAATGCCCTACATGCAAC